TGGGTAACTAACCTCACCAAAGTCTACTGCGTAATCTTCTGATAGGTTTAAAGCATTATGCACTTCTAATATGGTTCTGTCTATTTCATATCTACTATGTTCCCACTCTCGGAATATAGATTCGTCGCTTTTTCTCGATTCAAGGTTTTCTATTTCCATTATTCTAAGAGCTTCGCCAGACGGTGCATTCCCACCTGACTCACCCCATCTAATTCTTAGCTGGTTATTCTCTGCTGTTTGATTAGCCATTGCTTTAACAGCTTCAATCATTTCAGTAAGACTGCCTCCAGGAGAAGCGTAGGAGAATGATGCGCCCTCTGGAAGTATGAGGGCTTTGTCTACACCTGACTTTAACTGTGCTTGCCCTTCTTCTATTCCTGTAAATACTGGTTGTCCTAATCTGAATCTTGTACTCAGGGCTATTTCAGTCATTGCTATTCCAATATGTAAAGCAGACCTCGTAACGTCATAAGAGTTCTTGCTAAACATTACCCTTGATATTGGATTTATGCCATAGGGGTTCACCATTTCTTCGTTTCCTTGCATGGCATACCTTTTGCCTTTTTGATCAAATTCAAAATGCATACCTTGTATGCCATCTCTATCTTCAGACCAAAAAACATATCGCTTATCGGTGGCACCGCCTTCTATTTCATAGCTGTACCCATATGGCTCTGATTCGCCATAAAAATAATATTCTTTTACGCTAGGCAACACTTCGTACTCTAATCTATTTTTACGCTCATTAAAGCGAGATTTAAACCAACAACAACCAAGCAACCACGACAGTTCAGCAAATTCTTTGGTCATGGAGTTTAGCTTGTAAACCGCATCGTTGTAACCTTCATTGATTTCTCCGCCTATCAACCTCGTTGGGTTTTCTTTGTACAGCATCATTCTGGCTTTAGCAAACCTAGGAACGCAAGACTGAACAAAAGGAGGCACCTGCTGTAAACTGTCACTAGCAAACCACTGTTCTAAATGAGTGTCTAAGTTTTGATTGTAATAAAAGTCCAGGGATTCCATTACTTGATTGTCCTGTTCTTCAAGGTAACTTTTATAAGCATCCTTAACGCTATCTAAAATTACATTTTCAGACATTTCGGGGATTACTACTCTATTGACTGACTTTCCAAAATTATACATTTTGTTTATTCCTCTTGTACTGTTTTGCAGTTCTCCCTTTCCGCTTTAGTTCTTTATTTAATTTCAATCGTTTTCTTTTTTTATCTTTTGCTGATTTATTAGGCATTACCAATTCACGCTTTTGCCAATCATTCTTCGTATTGGAAACTTATGTGCAATAGCGTAAGAACAGGCATCCAATGCATGCGTAAGTTCTATTTGGCTTTTGTCTAAGCCGCCACGCTTATCTCTTTGGCATTGTTCTAAATCTTTTACAAGGTAAACACAAGAAGGATCAACAGTCATTCCCACGTTCCCTTCTGCGTCCTTTAACTTTCTATTTAATGCATTCAACCTGTCTACATGCGAGGGGTGAGACTTCTTTGCTCTGATCATAAATCCATGGTCTCTTAATATCTGGTGATCACTCCTCCTACTGGTTGTGCTTCTTGCTTTTCCTGCAGGGTCAGGATACACTTTAATATCAGGTGCAATTTTTTTCATAGCTAAAGATAATTCTTCTGTGTTGCTGTTCTTTAATCTGATTTCATCAAAAAAGTGAATTGTCCCATCAGTGTACTGGCAAGCAAGGGTTGCAGTCATATAGTCCACATTAAAATCAACGCCCCACCATAACTCATTAGAAAGTTCTTTTGTTCTAATGCAGTGAGTTTCTCTGGTAAAATTGTAAGCCGCTCTATTGCCAGTAGTTTCAAAAGAGCCTTCAAATTCTTGCCTAAACACTACTTCATCCATTGTCCGCTTGGCTCTTTCTATTTCTTCTTTAGGCACAAAGCCACCTTCAATAGTTTTAAACCGCCAAGACCTCCAGTCTGGTTCTGCTTGCCCTTTTATGTATAGCTCATACATCATATCGTAACCGCTAGGAGTCCCTATGAATAAAACTTCTCCTTGTGTTGTCGCTAACATAGGCATGATGATTTCTTCCCATACGTGAGGTTTTATATATGCCATTTCATCCATGACCGCTTTAGTAAGTTCTACACCTCTCAAGTTATGCTCGTTGTCGGCACCCTTTACAGCTAGCTCTGCTCCATTTTCAAACACCACGCTCATTTCAGATTCGTTTAATTTCGCCCCAGAAAACCCATTGAACATTTGCCTTAAAACTGGAAATACTATCATCTTGCCTTGTCTGTAGGTAGGCGTTATGAACCATCTTCTTTCTCCAGGTTTGAATTCATCTTTCAATAAATACATAAGGCTTAGAACAGTTTTCCCCCATCTGCGACCAGCAACAATAACCTTGAACCTAGATGGGTCATTTAAAATGCTCCTCCTGGTTTTGTTTACTGTCCACCTAATCATCTATGACCATTACTTGTATTGGTTCTGACTTTGTTGTTCTTTCTTGCCTTTCTAACGCTTTACCTTCCAATCTTTCTACAATAAACTGTATAGCTCTCAGGTCGCCCCTTTCTGCTAACTGAAACAATTTAGACACAACGACTTCCCTTCTTTCTTTCTCATTGACCTTGGTGAAACTAAAATCTTTTATTAGGTCTGTGTAAGCGTTTCTTCTTCCTTTGGGGTTACCAGACTCGCCTTTCTTCCATCTGTTGCCTAACTTGTTACCCTTAGCAAACTGCCCATTGCTCTGTTTGTTCTCTGTTTGTTTGTCAGTCATATTCTACCAATGCCATTACAAAGGCTTTATTCAACTTGTCTATCAAGTCTTTTACCTTTGCGGTGTCAATTTCATATACATCAAATTCAAGTCTGTAATTGCCAGTGGTCTTGAGGTTTTTTATTCCTACTAACTCAGTAGTAAGTGTAACTCCTCTATTTTCTTTTGACAATTTTCTTTTTACTCATTTTTTTCTTTTTCTTTGGTCGCCCTTTTTTAGAACCATAGGTTCCTTTGCCCATTGGCATAATAAACTCCTATAAATTAGTTGCTGTAATTTAAAACTAAAACGTGAATATATAAAATACACAAAAGCCCCTAAATCAATAGAGGCTTTTTTAGTGGTTTAATGGTTATTTAATTATTTAATAACAATATTCATCTATCATTTTTTGTGCTGTTTCATAATCATAATCTACTCGCATATAATTATCTTTACACGAATTACATGCAGTAACGCTATGCATACAATAAATATTTTTACCATTCAATTTTTCATTTTCTTTTCTAATTGCTTTTTCTAATAGGGATATTGCCTTACTAGATTCTGGGTGTGTTAAAACCTCAGTATATCCTTTATTAATTATTTCCCTTGCTAACTTTATTATTGTATCATTCATTTTTAACTCCTTATTTGGTTTTTATTCTTTATACCCAAAAAGCCCCATTTAAGGGGCTGATTGGTTTCTTGATTATTTGTTAGTTAAGCAGCTTGTTGCTACCGCCACCAACGTTCCCTACATGTAACCCAACCCTGCTTCCTGATTTTTGACCAGCAGAATACCCATGCTCATTGTGACCCCTTTGGCCTCTCACTCTTGAGGCTTTACTAGAGTATTTGTTGTTTACGTATTCTGTAACCGCAACCATGCTGGCGACAGTTATCAATGCAAACGTTTCTTCATCTGTTGTTTGCCTGACCTCTTCTTTTGCCTCTTCAAGCCTATCTTCTATCGCAAAAACAAAACCCTTTTTAAATGAAGCCCTAAACCCCTTTGCCTGATCTAACATCCCTAGCTTTTTAAAATGATGATATGTTTTAGTTTGCTCTTTGTGGCAATCGGCTAACATTGTTTTCCAGGCGTAACTAAACATTTGAATCGCAAATCTCCTGTCTTGATCTCTTCCAACAAAATAAATGTTATTAGAGCCTCTTTGGACAAGAAAAGTGCAATTGTTTGCTTCTGCTACAGTTCTCGCTAATTGCTCAACAATGTGTTGCCTTCTGTTTGTTATTGGTAAACCCTCTTCATAAAGGTCAACCATTTCATCTTTTATACTTTCATCACTGTTTTGGGGGTCAAAGGCTTGCACTTCAGCCATGGCTATTTTGTGCTGCATGCAAAGTTTGTTGAGCTTTTTCATAAAGGCTTCAGCTTCAGCTTGATTGCCTATTGTTTCAGCAGAAGTTGCGTGATTTAACAACTTTTGCATTTTATCTTTTAGTTTTTGTATTTCTACAGTTCCCATGTTTAACTCCTTTGTTGTTTTATTCATACCCAATGTTACAACTTTTATAAATTAGAGCAAACAAAAAGAAAGGGTAACTATACCCTTTAGAATAGCTTGTATTGATTCGGTCTGTTTATTATATCGTTCTTTTCTTCTAGTATGTATTTTATAATCTTTTCCATTTGTAAAGTGTTTTCGTTTTGGAATGTTGTATGATTGAATTCGTTTGTTACGTTTTTTATTGTTGTTTTTTTAGAATTTAGCCATTTTTCAGTTTGGTTGTCGTTTCTTGATTTGTGTCTGAATTCTTTTGTTTTTTCTTCTGTAGTTAAAATAATTAATCTAAAAAAATGTTTTGAAGATTGCAACCACCTAATTAGGGTTTTCTTAAAAAGCCTGTCGCCTTCTAATATTATATGTTTTTTTGTTTTTTCTTTATTCACAAACCTTTCAAACGCTGGTTGAACTGCCATGCTTAATTTATCTGTTCCATCAAATAATCCGTTATTGTAAACACCTATGACAATGTATTCATCGTTAGTGTGGCCTTTAAGTAGTTTTTCATATTCAAACTTTTGATTAATGTTCTTTCTTTTTATAATTGACCTCACTAAAGTAGACTTTCCAGTGCAAGGCTCTCCTCCGATTAACGTTATTTTAGAAAAGTTCATAATTTGTTTTCTCCTTAAGCATTTTAATTGGAAAATATTCTTGACGATAATCCCAAAGCGGCTTCCAATTTACGCCTTCTTTTACCCAATTTTGCATTTTTTCTATTTCTTTTCGCTGCCTTTCTATATAATAGCCAACCCATCTTTTTTTATTTTTTTTATATTTTTTATAAGCACATAAAGTTGTCTCAATGCCCCAAACGTTTGTGTCGTGAGGTCTTATTTTATATATTTTATCATATATGGACCAAAACCCTTCATTTAATTCTTCATACTGTTTTTGATTTAGTTTTGCTTCTCTATTGTAACTTATGTAGTGATCTAAACCAAGAGCATAACACAAACCATTTCTGGAGGATTTAGCGTTTGGCAAATCTAATCCATTTGGTTCCATTAAAAAGCCTGTCACGTGATGAATGACATCCAAATAGATAAATAAACTAAACCTTCCCATTTGATAAACTTTTTTAAAGTTATTGAAGCAATTTTGATAAGTTTTCTTTTTACAACTGGTTTTTAATTTGTCGTAGGTTTTAACCTGACTTTCTCCAATTATTTCTTTATAACTTTTTATTACGTCTACAAACTGATCCCTGCTTCTAACCCACGCTTTATCTGTGGTAAAAATTAAATTTTTTTTGTTTTGATACCACCAATTTTCAAGCCTGTTAAAGTCAACAAGCTCATAATCTGGAAATTCATTAAAAATATAATAAGCTGTGGGTGCACAATAACACGTAGAATATAAAAAGCAAAGCCAGTATCTTTGTTCTAGCGTTATGTCAAATCTATTCGCAATGTAGAGCAGGCAACTGTTTGCTGGGTCTGTATCCCCATTGCTCATCATTTTGATATGATAGTTTATGTAGTCTTTTTCTCTGTTCAAAAAAATCCTCTATTTTGTATATTACGTTAGGTTCTGTACTGAAAATATCTTTAAGCCCTGATCTTTTTAAAATGTCTTTAGTTGAAGCAATAAAAACAGCTTCACCCTTTATCGAATACCAGGTAGGGCGTAAATAATTCCTTAGTGCGTAAATTTTATTGTTTTTAAAAAACAAACCAGCAAAAGAAATTTTGTTTTCAGTGACAAAATTCAAAGGCTTTTTAATGTTTTGAAGGAAAATTTCGCCATCATTGTCTTGAGCCATATTTATTTTAAATTGTTTTTCCATTTCTGTTTTTTCTTTCATGCTTATAACACCATTAAACACCAAAGCGTCATTTTTAAATTTAATTGGCTGGTTGTTGTGGTGAGTTTTCCAGTCTCCACTAGTTGAATATCTGTTGTGATATATAAAATCTTTGTTTATGTTTTCTATAAAATATTTTATTGCGTTTTTTAATTTGTGATGTTTGCTGGTTTTTATTTTTAAACTTTTTTTGTAAGCAAATCCAAAACTGTGTAATCCCCTAACAGACGACTCTTTCATTATTTTAATAAAAATATTTTTTTCTTTTTTATTAATTTTATTTTTTTTTAATACAGTTGCTATGCCGCACATTACATTTCACCCGCTATAAACCTTTGGCCTACATACCTTTGCCTCATTTGTATTCTTTTCAACTCTTTTTTTGGGCTGAGGCACTTATACATATTGTTCCTGTAGTACATAACAAAACTAAGCCTTACCCCTGAGCTTGATTTTTTTATTATCTCTGTGTTCCCATGTATTTGATGAACGTCCACCAATAAAAGGTCGTTTGTTTCTAGGTTTACAGCTACTTTGAATTTTGGTAAAACTAAATAAACAGGCTCTACGTCTTTACAATACGCAACTAAATTGCCGAACCCTTCAGGGTAATCGCCTTGATCGGTATGAAACGCTGTTCTGTAATCTTTGTTTACGGTAATCGTAGAAAAAGCAGTTTCTCCAATTCTGTAGTTTGGATCGGTAGCCATGACCATCGATTTTTGTTTTTTATACCTTTCGGGAACAATCTCCTTAAAGCCTTTATCAACAGTGTTTATTAGGGGCATGGACTCTTCAAACTTTTCTTTATGATATATATTAAAAGATGTCGTTCTGCAAAAATCATAATGCCCAGACCTGTCAAAGTAACCAATTATTCCGCTTTTATCTTTAACGACTTCGCCTGTTTTTTTATCATATACTTGAAGCGTTTTTGTTTTTTCGCCTGTTTTGGTTATTGTGAATTTCCTATCGCCTCCACTTGAAGCACCCCTATTGCTCGTCGGGGTAGCCGCTTTTTCTAAGTTCTTATAAGCGTTGTATAAAATGTTTTTATCAATGTGGTTTTTTCTTAAAAACAAAATTGGCTTACCTTGACTATCGTAACAATCGCAATCCTCATTAATAATTTCATCATAATGATTTTCTCCTGCAAACTCATATAAAAGTTTGTTTAATTCATTTCCGTTTACCTTAGTTTTAAGTGAAATTTTTTTCATATGTTTCCTTGATTACCTCATGAACTAAATCAGTGTAGTTATCTAAATTGTAAATTTTTAATAATTTTTCGCACATCACATAAAACTTTTTTTTATTTCCAAGTTCAAAAGCTAATTGTACATACTCAATTTTTGTTTTATCAATTTCGCCTGTTTTCTCATCTGGCGTCATGTCAAATAAAGTGTGTTGATTAAAGCTCATCAAATAATCCCCTGTTGTTTGTTAATTCATAGTTTTGCATTTTTTTATTTTTTGATTTTGTATAACTTATTCCATTTTTTTTAAATCCAATTTTTTTGTAAAAATTGTTTGATTCTTTGCTGTCATAGTCAGTTTTCAAAGCTATTGGTTTACCGATATGCTCTATTAATTTTTTACCATAACCTTTTTTCTTGTGTTTGTTTTTTGTTGCAATTTCGTAAACTACTTTTACACCATCCCTAAATCTTTCTAGGTAATGGCAAAAACATTTGTTTTCTATGACCACCCAATGCTCGTTTATTTTTTTGTTATCCCAAAACCTTTTCCATTGCAATTTACCGTACCCAATGCCGCCTAATATTTTTTTATTTTCTGAGAAAATGTTTATTATCCATTTTTCATCTTCAAGAGTGGCTTTTCTTATTTTGTTTTGCAATTTTTACACCTTTTCCTTTTTTTGCCTATAGTGGGCATTAAGTTTTTTGGGTATTTTCTCCATTTTACAATGTCAATATACTTAGGTACGTTACTCCAGCAATATTCGCAGACTGAACAATAAAAAATTAAATTATCCATTTTGTGTTTTCTTCGCTCAAAGGCAGATGCTCTTTTTTTATTTCTAAAACTTTGTTTTTGTTTTCTAAAATCAGTTTTATCTAAAATCCAATCTATAATGTGTTTTTCATCCTCAGGCATTTACTTTCTCGGGTAAATAATCGACTGCACAACAACTAGAACCTTGCTTTATTTGATATTCGTTATTTGGAAACTCCCTGGAACCGCATTTACTACACCAAGCCTTATAAACCCCTGTAGGTGTTTTTTGAAATTTAGATATATAGCTTTGTTTTTTCTTTGGCGTGTTAGCGTTCCAATTTTTATCGTTACTTTTCCATTTAGACATTCTTCTAGATATGTCAAAAGTTTTTTGCATTTCAAACTTCATTAGTCTGCCGCCTTCGTTTGATTCTGTCCAAAATTCAACAAATTGAAAAAGCATAACATTATCAAATTCGTGTTTATCCTGAAGAGCTTTACACTTTTCCATAAAATTTTTCTCTCTTAGTCCTTTATCTTTTTTTTTATCTATTACTTTATCTTTATCTTTATCTTTATCTTTAATGGTTTCTATACCCCATTCATAACCTTTATATAAATTTTTACTAACAAGCCTTTTTATTACGCTTTTATGCGGTTTAGAGTGTTCTTTTAACTCGCCATATTGAAAACCTATAAACGAAGGTATGAAGTATTGATCTTCGCCTTTAATGTGTTTCATTTTATCTTTAATAATTCCAGGCAACTCTTCATAAGTTACCGTTTCACCTATTATGAATTCTGCTAATTCCCAATCAGCATCCCATATTCCAGCGTGATCACATTTTCCTAGTAAATAAATCCAGACCAGTTTGTTCTTAGTTGATAATTTTCTAAACCACGCCTTATCCCATATCTTTGTATCTATAAATCTTTTAGCCATTTCTACTCTCCCTTTTTAATATATTTTAAATTTGGTTCTTCATATCTAGTCTTGTTTAAATCCATTTCATCCTTTATATCCCAAACCCTTCTTTCTTTTTTATTTAAATCTTTTTTAAATGAATCAGTTACTTTTATAGGAATATGTCTTTTAGTTGCAAAACCTAAAAGTTGTTTACCTTCTTTTGGAGTCCAAGCTCTTGAATCAAAATATTTATTTTTATCAAACATTTTTCTATGTTTTTTCCAATATTGATTAGAAAGTTCTTTAGAATCCAAATATATTTCAACTTTATCCCCAACAACCTCTTTTCTAAGCCTTACAGATATTTCTATTTTATCCAATTAATTCCTCTATTTTATTTTTTAATTCACTCTCTATTTCTTTAAAATCCCAAGGCGTTTTATTTACCGTATTTGCCTGTTTTTTTAATCTATTAAGCCTTGCCCTGCCTAATGCTTTTTCAGCCCATTCTTTAGCCTCTATGGGGTGTTTATGCCACCAATACAAATGGCAACCAATACACAAAGCCTTGACATTATCAACCTCAAACTGCATTTTCCTATATTTTCCTTTAGGGTAGATATGCGAGGCGTGGAGTCTATCAGACTTGCCACACCTCAAACATACCTTATCCCTGAGCACCACATACTCACGCACTAACTTGTTTAGCTTAGTTTTTTGAGCTTTGGTCACTTTACGTATCTTAATTTAAGTTGTTGATAGCGACTGTAAGCTGCTCCACCTTTTTCTATTACCCCCAGTTCCAGCAACGACTTATAAAAGCTGATTATCATGCGGACACTGCCTTTATGCTCTTTTTTAGAATGGTAAGTCATTTTCATCTTTTTCCTGCTGTTCTTTTTGTTCTTGTTCTAGTACCGCAGTAAGCCCTTTAGCTATTTCAAACATTTCAGGCATAATGTCTTTTATTAATGAAACTTTATCAGATATAGCGTTTCCATAGCTTGTATTTGCAACCAATCTTGTAGCATTATTAAAAGCCATACCCCATAAAATATCTAAACGCCTATCAGTGTCCCTTTCTTTAACTGAGCCATAGCCATACTTTGCATCTTTAACTTTACTTATCTCTTCAGGCGGTTTATCGTAATTAATGCCGCTAGCTTTTACGGTATAATCAGTCCTCTCTCCATCGTTCACCATTGCTATGTTCAAACAATCACCCTTAGAAAAAGGCATAATCTTTTTCATCAAATATTGACTGCAAGTCAGGTCAAAGGTTTTGTCATTGTATATGGTATAAGAACCAGCTTCAGCTGTAACATAGTCAGAACCTATGTTCTTACAAGGCATGACAAATTCTAGTTTATTATACTTGTTTTCTTTCGCATCTACATCGACTGGATTGATTTGTAATTGAACATCAATGCTTCTGTCTGTTTGTTCTGTGGTTGTGTTGTGCTTTTGCCTCAACGTTAAAAAACCCATTTATACCTCCTGGTGTGTTATTATTTGAAATATTACCCTAATCAAAAGAACGATTAAAAAAGGTGCTATTATAATCGGTAAGGTTTTATCTAAAAACTCTACAAACTTTTCCATTATATTAACCATTTATTGTCTCCTTTATTGCTTTGTTTATAATTGAAACCGCCATCATCGCACCAAACACTACCAACACCCACAATAAAGCGGCAATGCCCAGAATAAAGATATTTGCAATCCATTCTGCTATGTCCATTATCAACATTATTCCTCCTCCGCTATTTCTTTAATAACAGCCCACATGTCATCGATTAAACAGTTGAGGCTTTTTTCTGTTCTGTTTAGCCGCCACAAAACGCTTATATTTAATGCAAGCATCATAAGCATTGTAAACTCCCAATAAGGAAAATACTCTACGCTAAATAAGACCTCCCAATAATACCTCATGCAAGCTCCAATTTGTATTGGTCTTTATTTCCCTGCGGGTTTTCTATATAATATTCAGCGTATTTTTTCTGTCCGTTATTATTCTTTACCATTTTGGTTTTTATGTTTAAACCTTTCTCCCTTAAATTAAAAATAACTGACGATAACCTGTAGCACCCAAACCTGTCAAGTGCGGATATCCCCGATATTTTACCGCCTGATTCCAAGTAGTGTTTTATTTGTTTTTCTTGACTCATTGTTTTGACTCCTTTTTTAAGTTCTTAATTTCTTCAGCAAGATGCTGGAATTCATCAGCAACTTTACTGTCTGGGTACATGTTTGAATAATGCTCCAAAGCCTCTATTATATGAGCATATTCTTTTTTGTTTACTTTTATTTGAATGTTTCCAGAAGGCTCAGGTACTTGAGGAGGTGTAGTTGCGGAGTCTCCTTTGAACATGACTTCCCGAACCTTCTGGATTTT